GGTCAAATAAACTCATTTAATTTAAAATTAAAGATGCCAGTTTCAAACTCTGCTGTGCCAGAAGTTTTGCTGACAACCAAACGATCAGAAATTACACCTTGATCATCAATATTTGTTTCTTCAATGATTGCGGTATCGCCATTCATATTGGTAAGTGCTTCACCAAAACGGAAAACTGTTTCGGTATTGACCAACTCAACAGACAGTATCAAAGCAGAGAAAAGAGTGCCACGCACGATCTCTTCATTCAACTGGAATGTGCCCCCCGAAACATTGATAACATCAATATGATTTGTACCAGAGTCAATAACAGTAGCAAAAGCATCCGAATTTACGCCCTGCACTTGTTGACCCAAAGTTGGGAAGATGCCATAATTTGCAATTCCAGGTTGACCTGAATATAGATTAATCCTGTAAATAGGAATTGGAGTTACATCAATTCTTCTGTAGGTTACCTTTGAAGAGGGTCTTGGTGCTTCGGAGAATACGAGATTACCGCCAACTACCTGATAAGAATCGCCAGGTGCCTGAATCACACCATTCAATGTGATCATCAACTGATTTTGATTAACGATGACCTGCTCACCCTCAACAGTGATGGGGAATTGTTTTTCGATGCCATTAAACAATGGTGAAACATCATCCAACTTTTTAACAATAGAAGTCAGAATTTCCTCAGAGGAGGTCAAACGCTTCTTACGGAAAAGCACTTCCGTGTTGTTGAAATCGGTATAAATGGGTTGTGCAGCACCAAAAGAGGTAATCTGATTGACGTTACTATAGTTGTTGATATTCACTTGCTTGGTGAATTCGGTGCCAATCTTACGACCAGAAATATCCTTACCACCACTCAGTTGTAGTTGACCAAAGAGTGCAAAACCTGCAGCGTGATTATTTTCAAGGACTTGAGTTTTCCATTCGGAAATGGGAATTTCGGACTTAATAACGTAAGAGAAGTTCTGGTAGAAGAATGAATCCTGAATCTTCTGGACAATTTCTGATGGTTTACCAACATCATCAATAAAGCGACCAGGAGTCCTAGTCAAAGATCCAATATTCAACACACCTCTTGCAATACTGAGGTTGTCAATTACACCAGATGCTCTAGAAATAGTGCCAGTAACTTTTTCGCCCTCTTCCCAGTCTCCATTATAGTCAACAATTTTGAGGATTTTTGGTCCACTTTGCCAACCAGTATTTGTGGAAACAATGCCAGTTGCAGTTGCTTGCTCAATGTTGGGACCTTGGAATACAGTCTCACCTTCTAGGAATCTGGAAGTTTCAACGATTGCTTCTGCTTTACCACCAAATACTTCAGTGAGGAGCACCTGACGACCACTACCCTGAGTCAAGAATGTGATGTAATCACCTGCTGCAGCAGACTGTGGTGTCAGAGCAAATCTAATCTGATCATTTTCCAGAGAGTTTTCGTTACCTGCAATTGCATAGTAGATCTGACCTGCAACAAGAGTTGTCAGACCAGCACTGCTTGGTTTGGGAAGCTCGCCTACAGTGCTTCCAACATTATCTGCACGGAATTGGATTTCAGCACCAGTAGTAATACCATGGGGGAAGTTAAACTGAAGGTAATTGAGGTCCAGGTTAACAACATAATTAAATTCAGACTTGAGTGTTACAGTGGGCTCAGAAGAATAACCAGCACCAGGATTTTTGATCTGAATTTCACTCAAACGGTTGTTTCTAACGACCGCAACTGCCTCAGCGCCAGTGCCACCGCCACCTTCGATAACGACAGCAGGAGTTGAGGTATAACCACTACCAGGATCAGTAATCTTAATCTCCGACAGAATAGAAGTATTGAAGAGTTGCAGGTTGACTGGGAATGTAATTTCGGGTCTCAGAGTATAATCATGAGAATAACCGAAACCAAATTCATTATTCTTCAATCTCTTAATCTTACCGATGTTTTTACCAGTCAAGAAGACCGATGCACCAGTGCCTTCTGCGGGGATGATGACAGTTGCCGACGCACCAGATCCAGCAAGAGTTGGACCGAGAATTCCAGGAATACTATCGATATCAATAGAAGCAAAAGTATATCCCTTACCTGGGTCTACAATTGTAATATCAGTTACTGTGCCCGATCCAACTTCATCATCGAGCTCAACAGTGACGATTGCTTTAGCACCTTCACCATCACCATCAATGAGCACATCATAATAGACTCCAGGTGCATATTCAGTACCGCCATCATTAATAATAATTTTTTCAATTTGGCGGAAAGATGCAATGTCTGAAATAATTGGTAGTCTCTTATAGAATCCACCAGAAGAAACTAGTTTAATAGTATTGATGGGACCAATTGCTCTAGTGGATGTTGTTGAATAGAATGAATATGGTTGATCAAATTCATCAGTAATAACTTCTGCTGAATTTTTCTCAGGTTCTCTCAGAAGGGGGAATTTGAAAGTGAAATCATCTACAATTTCAGAAACTTCAAATCTACCGTCATAGGGAGTTTTAATAACATCAACAAAGGAATTCTCACCAACAGGAGAATCATCACCTGTACGAGAAGGATCAAAGTAGTAAGAAATATTTGTTACATCACCAAAAACAGAGAATTTAACAAAGGGTGCGGCAGATCCTGCAGAATTAATACCTGGAGTGCCTTCTCTAATAATATTATTAAATGAGTATTCGAGTTTATATTGATTATCTTGAGAGAATGACAGATAATAACCAAAGTTTGAAACGTCAGATACGTCAAAGATATACTGGTGATCTCTAGTGAAGATTAGAGTTGGGTGCTTGGCGTAAATATTAACATTGCCGATAGCATTGGCATTGAATGCAGGATCGCTCAAAGCAGTTTCCCTAATTGCAAAAGTAAACTCTCTGCTACCCAATACTTGATCGATAAAGAAGGATCCATTAAATTGGAGACCTTGGAAACCTTCGGTAAAAATAATATCTCCAGGATTGTAGTAGTGTGGAGTTGTAGAGGTGCAATAAACATACTCTGTACGCTCTTCACCACCAGTGCGAATGATATCCATCTCCAGAGTCGCAGTAACGCGAATTTTCTTAACAGATGAGAATCCACTGACTAAAACGCTCTTTTCATCTCCCGCAAGAGTGATGTTATTCTCACGCAGAGAAACAACATCACCAACGATATACTGAGATCCAGGATGTACCTCTTCAATTCTTACCTGATAACGATTTCCGAGATCATAAGGCATAAAACGAGCATAATTACTAATTGGCTCACGAGTTTCTACAAATGTCCAGGTTACGTTACCATCGGATACATCACCAGAGGTATGTGTGGGGGGTGTGGTCGTAGTAACGCCACCACCACCTGCTGCAACTTGATATACATTGAGTTTCCACCAAACACGCTGACCAACCGCATATAGACGATGTGGCAACCACTCAGGCATGTCCAAACCAATGTATTGAGGTCTGGGGAAAGGATGCTCGGTGAGATCAACAGTAAACTGACCAGCAGTAGCAATAAACGCCCAATTAATTACCCCATCACTTACAACGCCTGCAGTGTGAGTTGGCGGAATAGTGCCCGAAGTGCCAGCACCTTGTGCTTCATAGATATTTCCAGAATAATAAACTCTATCATTTGCATTATATGCAAATCCAGCTTGCCATGGCGATTCGGGCTCTTCAGAATCAAAATATTCACCAGTAATAAGGTTTACATCACCAACATCAGTGCGGAAACGATCAGTATCATTGAATGTGCCAAAAATCTTACCAACTTCATATTGATTTCCCACACCAGGATTGTTAAGAGTGCCAGCAGGGACATTAACAATAGTACCAAATGCAGTTGTTGTGCCAGCAGCATTGAATTGCTGAATAATTGCACCTTTAGTGAGTTTTACATCTTGATTGAATGTGAATCTCTTGACATTATCAATTTTTTGATACAGTGCATCACGCATGTAGAATTTATTGACAACATCAGCTTCAATAATAAATTTCTTACCTAGAGGTGAAGGAATAGTAGAAGTCTTAGAGGCAAATGAATCTTTTTCGGAAGAGAATGTATATGTGCCAGGATTCATGGTGGAGAATGTCTGGGACATATCCAGAATTTGCAATCCACCAGGACCTTCTTCCCAAACTGACAATGCGGGGAGGTTAAGTGCAATCCAATTGGTTAAGAGTTGAGCATTTTCAAAGGCAAGGGAGGTATGACCCCTCACATTGGTGAGTGAATATGTATTATCTTTGTTAGTTTGAAGGCGATCGAATTTAATCAGAGTCACATCAGAAATTGATGCTGTAATAGCAATTTCTGATGTGGGCACCGTATAAGATCCTTCATAGGGTGCATTATCATCGATAACCAAATCATCAATATTACCGACGAAGCAATTGGTTGCATTTGGAGACGATTGTGGACCAGCAACAATTAGATCGTGAAGATAAATGTCAGAAGTTGATTGGAATGAAATTTGATTATTACCATTAATGAATACTTCATAACGATAGAGACCCAGAGACTCCTGACGTTTTTGGAAGGTGACATGCACCCAAACCCCACCTGCAAAAGCAGTCCAGTTGGTAGTAGTGGTTGAAGACGCAACTTGGACGCCATTTACATACACCAAAACCTTTTCATAATTAGGACTTGCGGGATCGCCGTCAATGGTAAACTTAACTGGCACACCGCCACCAGTGGGACTAACTTCAAAGAAAGTGGGCTCATGTGCAGTGCCATGTGCAGTGCCATTCATAGCAAACCATGCCCTCACACTCCATTCATTTACATCCTTTGCCATATTTGCATATGTTACAGGAGCAGGAGCCGCCAACTTCAGGGATCCGCTACCAAAACGATAGATGGAAGTGTCCTGAGAAGTATTTCCAAGATCTGCATACTGAATAGTAGCAATATTTTGCTTTGTGAAATCATAATCTAGATTTGCATCATTAAATCTGAAAGATGCAATTTGATCCGACTGCATACGATCAGCAGCAATAATGCAGTCTCCAGAGGTATCAACGACATGCCTTTTTGCATGGAATCCAATACTATCAGGATCTGAAACTTTGGTTTCAGTAATGATGCTACCATCATATTTCAAATACTCAATAAGAGCATATCTTTCATCTTGAGCACTATCAACATCACATACTAGAGTATAGTTACCAAAAAGATCAACAGTGATCCCAGCGTGCTTAATTGATCTGAAGTTACCACTTACTGTGATATACTTGGTCCATTCCCAACCAGTATTTGCAGATGCATATGGGAATTTGCTAATTTGGACTCTATCAAATTTAGCAGAAGCATTGTTGAAAACATTCCAAACAATTACAGCATCGCCATATTCATCAAATGCCATTTCTGGATCTCTAACGGATCCACCAACAACAGGAATTTGACGAATGTAATCGATTTCAATATTTGCACCATCAAAGAAGAATACACCAAAAATGCAGTCATTATTTTCTTCGTTTTCACCAATGAAAAGGAAACGGTCATCAGAAATCCACTTGATCTGAGAAAGTTTTTCAGATCCGTCTTCTGAAGCAATTTTACGCTTCTCTACGAGATCTCCCTCAGTATCACATTGAATAACCCACATATCATAAGGATCTGGTGAGTTAGAATCTGTATAACCTGCAATATAAATTTTCTTTTCTTGATCGAGTGCAATAGTAGTTACATAGTCTCTTCTTGTGGTGCCTGAAATGCCACCAATTGCTCTCTGCCAAACTAAAATGCCATCGGGATCATTAGCAATATTGAAGTCCGATCGATACATACCCAACCAGATATCTGGATTGTAATTATCATTATTGGGATCATATGTTTGGCCTGTAACATAAATGTGGTGATTTTCTCCAGACTCATCAATAAACATTTTGATGAATTCTGCTTTCTTAATGCCAGAATTTTGAGGAATCAGAGTGCGGTCCCAAATAAGTTGACCGAGATCATCAAACTTTGCAATGAAACCAGACTGATCTCCATCAGACTCTAAAATACTGCCACAAATATAAGTGTAACGATCAAATGTCTGGACCATATCATTAATGGTCAGTTTACCAGATGCCTCCAAATAATCCGCAATCCAATACCGAGTCTTTTTATACTGCTGGGGGTGAGATACCCTAACTTGGGGAGGATTCTCTGGATCATAACCATTACCAGAGTTAATGATATCAGCAGTGCGGACCTGTCCTGTATTCAAAAGATTGAGACGCAAAACAGCATCTTGACCTTGTGATGTAATCAATTCAAATGTGGGAGGAATATCCGCATTATAACCAATGCCTTCTTGCAAGACTTTAACTCTTTCAAGACCAGCAACAACTTTGACTTTAAATAGTTTATTTGTATTATCTGTAATGGGACGAGAATTTACAATAATAGTATCTTGCTGACGAAGATCGTGCTCTACATCAGTAGTAATCACACCATAAGGACGATCCGCAATCATTTCCTTGGAATATCCAAGAATATTTTGACCTTTAACTGATTCGATAATTGCAGATGCACCAAAACCACCAGTGCCTTCGTTGTCAAAGAAGACAGTATCATTAACCTGATAAGATTCACCAGGGTTTTCAATCACAAATCCATCAATTTGAGCATTTTCAAATTGAGTAGTTGTTTCAACTTCAATATCAACTCTGGACTCTTCGGAAACTTTGGGGAAGTAATCATAGATTTCTAGAGTCGCCTCTTCAGACATCTCTAAAATTTCTTGCTGCTCTAGAGCATCAATCAACCCATCATTATTGCTGTCTTGAATTTCAAAGATAATCGGATATCCTTCGATTTCAGTCGTCAAAACATCAGCTTCTTGATTGGGTTGACGATCAATATCAATGTCCACATCGACGTATGGATCTCTATATCTTACAACATTACTGGGAATATTTTCTTGAGTTGCAATCTGAGAGAAATTCCAAGAATCTGGTTGTGAGTTAAATTGTGGTCCAATAATATATGGAAATTCTGCAATACCTGCATCGGATGCATCAATAGTGATAAAGTATGCATAAGTCCCGTCGGGGTATTCTGGTGTTTTACAGAAACGACCATTATATGAATCCAAATCACCTGATTGGAAATCATATTCATAATCATCTACAAAATATCCTGCAGGATATTCTGAAATTGGGGGACCGTCTATACGATAAGGATTTGGATTAGTATCTTCATTGAAAACAACATTATTTTTAAGTTTATATGATGTGCGAAGTCTTCTAATACCACTATTTTGATCAGTTGGATCAACGTAACCATAAGGACCATAAATGGGGTTACCGTCAAATGCCCAACCAATAATAGGCGAGTGCTTGAAATTAGATTCTAGCTCTTGAAATTGCTGAGTAACAGGATTGAGGAAAACATTATCACCCACCACATAACGCAGCTCTTTAGGATCACTTAAGTGAGAATATTCACCACCAAACTGGTTATTATATCCAGTAAAGACATAACCTCTAGCAAAATCGAATTTATCAACAAGATCATACTGGAGATTTTTATTCCACTTAAATACTTCTGGGGTAAATGTTGCCATTTCCCCAATAGACTGGAGTCTGACAGTTGTATTCCCCTGAGTATAACCAATACCTCTATTGGTAATTTGAATACTTAGCACACGACCTTTATCTTCACCAATCGTGCCAATCGTTGCTTGTGCAAGAGCACCAAAACCATCGCCATTAATAATTACATTGGGCGCAGTTGTATAACCGCTACCAGAATTAATGATAGCAATGGAAACGATACGACCATTAATTACAATTGGTTGGGCCAAAGCACCTTCACCAGAATTAACTTTAACTTCTGGATCTGAAGTATATCCACTACCAAAATTTGTAATATTAACACCCGAGATAGGACCACGGACGTTTGCAACTGCAGTTGCACCAGTGCCACCACCACCAGTAATAGCAACGCTAGGTTGAGAGGTATATCCACTACCTTGCTGCTCAACCAAAATTCTAGTTACGCGACCACCAGTGATAACTGCTTGTGCAGTAGCCCCGATACCACCTCCACCAACAATCGATACCAGCGGAGACTCGGTATATCCACTACCTCCATTAGTGACAGTGAATGATGTCAAACTACCATTAACGACTACTTCACCAGTTGCACCAGTGCCACCACCACCAATAATTTCCAAATTTGGTTTGACGCCAGCATCGTAATTAACGCCAGGATTTGTAACCGTAATTCCAGTTAGAGGACCATATTGAATATATTCTGAAGATTTATATGACCAAATAGAAACGCCATTAATCCATGCACCAATTGGTGAATTTTCCCTAACACTTTGACGCTCAGAAATGGTCTGGACTTTTCTGGGGAATCTCAGCAGTTTGCGCTGGTTTCCAGGAATCAGTGCAGATCCAGTAAAAGGACCAATCTTGTAGTTGGGCAGACCAGATGCTGCAACATACACATAATCATCGTTAAAGAAAGTGTTTTGAATATTAGTGGTAAACTCACTTACGACTTTGTTGATTGATTCTTGATTAGACTTACCTCTGTTAAGATCAACAGACAACAGAATATTGCCCTGAGGAATAATCTCAGTGGGGACATTCAGTTGGTATGAGAATGTAAAGGGATCAATACGAGAAGTAACAGTAAAGGTGCCGTTGTATACAACGGGGTTTGCACCATAGATTGTCACCTGATCAGATACCAACAGACCGTGAGGATTAACGCAATATACTGTTGCTGTCTGGTTATTGACACCACCTGGCTCAATGCGGTTAACCTGAATCAGTTTTTTGACGTTATACAACCAAGAGGAGAGTCTTTCGTCTTCTGCTGTAGATCCAAGGTTGGCAACTTTTAGTTTGTCGCCTTGGAGATAGTAAGATCCAGTGTCATTTAGGACTGTAGTGCCCGCTTCAGCAATACCAAGGACCCTAAGCTTACATTCTGTGCTAGTGCCTCTGTTAACATATACAAAGATATCTGATTGCACTACGGTGCCAGGATCCCAATCCTCAACAACACCATTTCTACTTCTGGTGCATTCAATAAACTGGTTAAGGGATTTTTCCTTATACTGGACTACTTCTTCATCGTTAATACGAATAGTGCCGTTTCTAGCAGGCCAACCAATCGTAGAGTCAACAGTAATGATCTGACCAGTGGTAGAAAGAGGCTCAACCAAAGTTGTCTTATAAGGAATTTTAAATTCACCTTCCAGAGTCTCTTCTGAAATTGCTAATTCGTAAATTGTGTCAGTGCCCTCAATAATTGTAATGACGTTTTCAATCAAAGCAGACGCTGCCTTGATATTTTGGTCAACTGGGTCTGCATATTGATTCAATTCGGAATCAATAAGATTATTGGGATCTCCTTCAATCAACTCAGCACGCAACACAGTATCAACTACCCAAGTTGCAGCAGAAGGAGTGATCAACTCATCTCTAGGATAGAAGATATCAATATCTTCTCCAAAAAGAATCTTAAACAGATATTGAGTTGCCTGTTTAGTGCCCTTTGAGATATAAAAGTCCTTAATGGTCTTGATAACTTGGACTGGGTTGACTTTGGAGAAATCAACATCAATGGTGGGTAGATATTGTCTTCTAAACTTATCAAATACTTCCCGAATGAAGAGTGAATCTAGATTTTTAACTATAGATCCTGCTGGGTGAGTGGAAAGTCTAAGTTGCGACTCTCCAGCATAAATCTCATTATGAAGTTGATCAAAAGCAACCGTGCCAGATACGCCTCTAGATACGTTAAGAAATGCAGAAGGCGCATATCCACTTCCACGCTCAATAATGTCGTAACCAGTTACTTCATCAAAACCAACATCTACAGATGCTCTTGCAGATCTAGGTTGAGCAATGTATACTTTAGGAGGAAACTCTGCGGAATATCCCTGACCAAAATTTACTACATTAATGTCAGTAATTTCACCATTAAAGATAGTTGCAACCGCCTTTGCACCCGTGCCTCCAATAGATTTTCCATATGCATCTTTACGATCGTCTACAATATAAACTGAAGGAGCATCAGTGTATCCTCTACCACCAGTAAGCATTTCAATATTGGTGATAGATCCAGATGCAACTGTTACATCAAGCACCTGTGCGCCTACAGGTTGAATAATTCTACATCTGGGTGGTGTTGTATATCCTCTGCCTCTATTTGTAATTACAACCTCGTATACTTGACCATCCTGATTGATTCTGGTTACTGCTGCGGCATTGATACCACCTTCAGGTGCAGGATCGATGTAAACCAGAGGGGGATTTGAATAACCTTGACCAAAATCAGTTACTTGAATGCTATTAGCAATCAATCTTCCCTCAGAATCAATCTCTGGTTGTGAAATAATAGCACCATCTGGATTTCTAAAAGAAATTGCAGGAATAAAATCATAACCACTACCAGAGTTTTCAATAGTGATACTATCCACCTGACCACTTGTATCATCAACCGTCAGCGACAGCACAGCATATGTGCCTTCACTATTAGTGGGATCGGAAATTACTGGAATTGGTGGATTATATGAAGAATAACCTTGCCCACCATCGATTAGACGAATATTCTTTACACCACCAATCAGGGATTTTGCAGTTGCCCCTCTACCATCATTGGAAGTAATAGATACTTTTGGATTGAAATCCAACCTATATCCACTACCACCAGATTTAGGAATAAGTTTACCAATTGTACCATTTGGGTTTACTTGGCAAACTGCTGCAGCACCGTTTCCGTATGCAGGAGCAACATATTCTACAGATCTAATGTGAATTACATCAGCAGCACCTAGCTGAGCATCAAAGATAAGTTTATCTTCAAATACCGAATAATCTTCGTATGCCTTCAGAAGTTTTCCATTTCTATGGACAACCAAACCAATGTCGGAAGTAGGTTGGTATGATTGCGTATTAACACGCATGGGATATTCATGTCCACCTTGCCATTCCTCCCAAGGAATTTGATCAAGAGTGATAATATCTTGATTGGCATAACCAACCAAATAGATAATTTGAGTAAAGTCGGAATTATCAACACCAGTCCTTTGTCTGGGTGCTTCAGCAAAACGAATCGTATTTTCTTCAAGAAAATAATCAACCCCAGGAATATTTAAATAGTTGTAGGTGATTACAATTAGATGGTCCGCACTTGGGGGGGATACTGGAATACCAAGAAACCTAAGTGGAAATACTGTCTCTACACCATCAAAAAGAACAAAGGGATTTTCCAGTTGTTGTTTCTTTTTATCAAACTGACCGCTAGAGATACCAGGAGTGATGATGGCATCAGGTCCACGAGTCACAGACTCGTAGTACATGACCTCATTATCGACCATGATAGATCCATTCTTTTCCAAGAATCCATCAATGTCTTCTACCTCAATCTTAGATTGAGTGAGATTAACATCTTGCAGCAAACTTGTGCTACTTGACAGTTGCTTTGTGTTATACTCATCTAAGTCGAGATACTTTAGAAGGTTATTGAGAATGTCGTATGGTCTGCCAGTCTTCTCTTGTGATTTATAGTATTCAAAGAGAAAATTGACAAACTGACGGTCCTCTTGCCTGATAAACTCTGGCAGTTGACCTTCGACGCGATCAGATACGTTGATATTTTTGTTTTGCATCTATCTTCAGAAACAACCTTCTGGCACTGGATATTCAAAGTTATCCATTGGATAATCAATGATATTTATACCTCCTGTAGGACCAAAATTATATCCATTAAAGTTATTGGGATCAAATGTTGGGATGGGTACAGAGTTAATGGTATAGTCAATTGGATTAACTGATGGATTGAAAATTGTTGGATCTACTCCAGGTGGGATGTCAATGGATCCACTATAAGGCACAACCTGAATGGGGAGTCTTTCTGTGCCATCTGGAGTATCGGAAATTGCAAGAGGTCCGACACAGACTTGACCGCTGCCATAATCAACACTACCCACAGTTGGATTGAGAATCAATTCGGTTTCATCTCTCTTTGTAACAAGCATGAGGTTGCCTTTTCCATCATCTCGGATATTTACTGGCACCAAAACTTCAGTTGAAACATTGGAATTAAATGCTGGGGTGATAATCTGAGCACCAGTAGTTTCATCCAGCGCAAGATTAACTAGATCTTCAGTATATCCTGTTGCGTAGAATGTGCCCGACTTTACAACAGAAAATGTTGGGTCACAAGGACTAGTTGATATATTTTTATTGCTACCGTTGCTACCATTGCCATCCGCACTACTGCCATCCCCAGAAGACACACCAGAAAAAGCAGATGGGTCATAAATTCTATTACCAAAATCAAGACATTGAGTAAAGACATTACCCCAAGTAAATTGATCGAGATTTTGACCCAAAGTGATTTGAGTAACACTACCAGCAATAGATGTATCGCTGTTATCAATGACAGATCCAAATTTAGACCCATCTATTCTATTATTAAATCTATTCGTTTGTCCAGTTTTATTAAACTGATCTATAGACTGAAGCACTTTTGTGGCAAGTTGAGATCCAGTACTGGAAGTTGAATTTCCGTTATAGTAAATGTAAGATTTTGGAATAATATACCAAGAAACAGGATCTGTGATAACAGGATCGATAGATGCAACAGAATATTTCTTCAAATCATTCTTAATTTTCTGCTTTATGCTTGCATTTAGTTTTGTACCAGTTTTTGGTCTAATAGCAATAAAAACTTTTCCGTAGATGGGGGGATTTAGTCTTTCACCACCATATGCAGTTACTGATGCTGCTTGTGGGTAAATTTCCGAAATAATATGCTCATAATCATTTTCAGTTACGGCACGATTTTGAGTTGCGTATGATCTAGGCGCTCTAAATTTAACCGAAATGCCGCTTTCTCTGGATTCACCCTGTTGAGCTGCTTCCTTTACAGTTAGACTGATGTTTCCTGCACCCAAAACACGACCATCACTGTCAGTAATACCACCGATAAAGGAAAATTGTTTTGCTCCGTTTGCTTCTGCACCGTTTGTTTGCACATATGACAAACGAATATACTCACCATCAATCAGTCTGCGCCCCAAAACACCATCGCCAAATATCAAACGATATCTAAGATCATCAGTTTCTTCCAAGTAGTAAATACGAGATGTAGAATTCAAATCAGTAACGTTTTTTACAAGGCTATATGTATCCGTTTCTGTAGATTGTGAATTTGGAGAGATATCAACAAACAGAAGCTCCGTATCTACATTTTCTGTAGGAATAATAAAGTCTTGATTCCTAGTATAGTCTACTGTATAGTTGTAGGTAAGTAAATTTCCTTGATATACAACAATGTTATCAAAAACAGCTTGACCAGTTGAAGAATTTACTGGTACCGTAATGTCTCTTGTCAAACAAAATGTGTATGTGTCGAGAGCACTTTCCGCAACAAACACATCTCCCTTGGTTAAAGTGCAAAATTCTGGAAAAGTTACGCCATTTAGAGACTGAGATGTTTGGCAAACAATCTTAAGACATGCTCTCGGCGCTTTAATTGATCTTGGAGTGTAATTTAACTGCTTTGCAATGCGGACAATGTTGTCTCTAACTGTAGCAGTTTCCAAAAATGACTCATTCAGCGCCATATTGGCGTTGAATGCGGTATAATATGTGTTATACGCAAGAATATCGATCAAGTACGATGCGCTACTACCCTCAAAATCGTAATCTGTAAACTCTTTACGAGTCCTGAGGTAAGATTTGATGGATTCTTTGATTTCAAAGAAGTCCAGTGACGTTAGTTGTGAGGGAATTGCTGACATTTTATGCCTTCTCTAAGAGAAATTCGATAGTTTGGACAACACTTTCACCAACAATAGTATAATCAATAAAAACTTGAATGGAATTTAAGTCAGAATCGTCTCTCAAATCGACTTTTGTAACTTCAATTCTAGGTTCTAGGAGTCTGAGGCAGTTCTTGATCTCACTTTTGATGGAATCTGCACTAAAAACATCCCAAGGCTCAAACAAAAGTCCTTTAACTTGAGATCCAATGATGGGTTGAAAGGGTCTTTCGCCAGTAATGGTCAAAAGTAGGTTTCTAACAGACTGTTTAATTGCATTTTCATTCTTAACTATGCCAAAATCGCCAGTAGAGGGGTTATCTAGAAAGGAAATTGCTAGATCCTTATACCCTCTACTGACGTATTTTTCTGATCTGAACCTATATGAGGCCATTAGAGTCTTTCTACATAGTCGTCAAACCCATTTTTACCACCACACCATCTTGAATTGCGATCTTTGGGAGGATCGCATCGGCGCTCTCGCGCCCGTTTGAGATATTTATCACTTCTGCGGTCAGTTATAAGTGTCATACCTGACGCCATGAAATCTTTTGACTGATCTACGGGAGAATTTGCCATACGATTTACCTCATACGATAGTATTTATCCCTCTTTTTCTAAGGGTTTGATGGAGTTTGGTATTTGAGAAACTCTCTAAATGTCATTTTCATCTCTCTTTCGGTCATTCCACAGTGTTTTGCGGCATTTGGGAGATTCATTGTGGCATGATAGAGACCCTTATTAGACTCTTCTACTAACTTGGGAGTGGTCTCAACTCTACTTTCCTTGACCACGGTACTTTTTCTTTGCAGAATTTCGTGAGGATGCGGCATACTTAGTGTTTTTAGAGTTACCTTGTCGTGTAGTTTTGGGTTTAGACTCAATAATTTTCTTTCCAGAAATACCAACTTTTGCTCGAGCTGCCATAATTCTCCATTTGGGACCTACTAATTATAGCAGATCTCACTCATGATGCAAGCACTGTGGGGTGACCCCATGCAACAACTGATGAGCAGGGATATGAGAATCCAGGAAATCCAACTCCAAGAGGATCAAGGATTCTTGCAACAGGCAATTTCAAAGCAAATACAGTCAAAGTGGTTGCCATCACAATTCTAGTATGACCCACACCACCCATATCTTCTGCAGTGAGCGTACTGCAGGGGATTGGAGTTGGAATTGCACAGATACCTTTACCACAAGGGCATAGGTAAATGACAATATTTGTGCAAACTGAGAAATGTGGCGTGAAGGTATCACCCATCAGCATGATGGGGATGAAGTTAACAAGTACAGTTGCACGAAATGGATTGATCGCTGTCAGGGGAATCAATGGAAAGGGTGGCCACCAGCAAGTAAAATTCTTAATGATGATACTATATGGGATTGGTGGCGTGCCACATGCCTGTACAGAGTGGATCGTAGATGGTAAACAAAGTCCATGACCTGAGCATGGAAGTCCATTTAGCGATGCAACTGGTTTTAAGAATCCGTATGCCATAGTTAAATTATATCGTCGTTAAGATTTCTGCCTGCTGACCAATTTCTATCCCCATCACATTCATCAAAATATGGATTGCCATAGTTATCAATAGTTCTAGCAAGTGCAATTACTCCACCAGTTAACCAATTTCGCACCATCATGGTGCCATCATATCCACCCATTTGCATCACTTTGCCATTTCCATCTCCATGATCATATATTCTCTGAGGATCGATAGCAATTGACACATCATTAACAAACTCCAATCCACATGCAGGACTATTACCAAAACCACCTCCTGTGTAGATAAATCCAAACCATCCACCACATGATGCACAAAAGGGATTCACATATCCAGTTGCAGATGTATCTCCTGGCTCCTGAGTGCCAATACCAGGACCTGTAATTTCCCAAAATCTTTCCCCAGAAATTCCATTACCATTTGCATCCCAACCACAATAAACATTTAAGGGAGCGTCTGAAGGAGCACCAGATTTACGCACATACTTGTCCCAGCAATCGTGATTTGGGACATTAGTATCTCCTGGATTGGGATCACAATCAACAGTGAATGCTGTATATGATCCATCACCAGTATAATTTGTAGTTGTGGTTGTAGTATCTCCTGTTTCGGGATCTGTACTGCTACTAGTTGTAGACCACTGCCATCCGACAATGCCTGACGTTAGTCCACCACCAGTTAAGTTATCGCCCAACCATAGTTTGAATTGCTCATACTCAGTATATCCATTTCTATTATAATCAAAAGTATTTTCATCTAATCCGACAGGGACAAAAATAATATCATTTGGGTTGCCAGGATCTCGATAGCATCTACCATTAACAGAGCTAGTTCTACATGGCCATGTCTTGTATCCACCAGCAGGTTTTCTAGAAGGTGTGATTTTGGGTTTTTTAAATGTATCAAGGTAATTCATAAACTCTGCACCCATAGATCCAATAGTCTTCCCTTCCACTTCTAGCGATACTCTAAACTGAGCCTCAGTTTGATCTGAAGCACAGTATTTGAAAGGCAGATATCCAAATGCTTTTTCTTCTCCATCTGCACCAACGTCTAAGTATGCACATGGAATATCAAACCATCTTCTAACATTATAAAGATTAGGTTGCTTTTGCACGATACAGCGGCTACCACCGAATGCTCCGTAAATATTATTCAGATCATTAGTGTATGAGTCGGACTTACGAAATCCATCAGCAATTGCTCCAAAGTTTTCCTTCTCAAAAGATTGGACTCCAGGGTGAATGCTAGTATTTTGCCAAAGACCATCCCAATTGTTAATGAGTTTTGTTAGATGATCTTGTGCAATAGGCACATCAAGACATTTAGATGGAATGTCAAAGCACATTGATTGAGTGCCTCGATCATCAATATCAGGAGCACGCAGATATGTATCAACAACAGCTGTTGTTGGTCCTGTTACTGCTTCAACAAATTGGGTTTTCATAATAGAATCCAATGTGTTGAATTGCTCAGCAGGCATAACATCCGAAAACTTAGAAGCAAAATTTAAACCAAGATCAGTTACCGTTTCTTTATTCTTTGCTTTGTTGCCTGCAGCGACAGGTGGTTGCTCATATGCAAATGTTTCAGGCTCTACAATATAGATTGTAGGTGGTTCATCTTGACTGTATCCCGATCCACCATCAACAACTCTGATGCTCCTAATGCATCCAAGATCATCAATTTCTGATACTTGTAATGTTGCTTTCTTAAGTTTAATTTTCTCATTATTTTTATCAGTAGCAAAGGGAATCTCATTAATGTTGACTCCATAGCTTTCCCAGATATCGCGGGTGTTGTCATCTAGTGTGTATGAAGAATCTGGTGTTGGAAAATCATTGGTGGAATCATCGGTTGAAATTACACCATCTTTCATAAACTTAGACAGATCGCCAGCACTATAGTCCTCCATTACTTTGGGGTTGATTGCCTCAACAGTTGGATTCTTATATCCTCTACCTCCATTAATTACATTTACGGCAATAATCTCACCATTGTTGCCAATAACTGCTTCTGCAATTGCACGATCTAAAGTGCGATTAGGGATAAGTGCTTTGGGATTGATTTGGACTTTCCAATATGAAATGCGCTTTGGAAATTCATAAACACCAGCAAATGCTCCTTTATTGGGAATACCATATCCCGCAAGCACTGTTGCTACAGCACCATCAGGTGAAGTATATGTTTGATTGTATACAAAGGGATTGCCGCTTGACTGGGCATTCAATTCGATCAAACCTGCTTTAATCTCATCCCCATAATAAACAACAGATGAAATGTCCCATCCATTGATTTTATCACCTCTCTTAAAACCACCCTGAGTATTGCCACCTGTATAGCGGAAAAGTACTCTTCTACTATCAGTATCAATAGTTTGAAATGATTCTCTTACACCACTAGTGCTGATGTCATTAATAGTAATGCGGGTCTTAGTTGTTTCCCAAGAATCTTCTCGGATCTCATAGAAATGAGAATAGTAATGTGTATTTGGTATACAGCATGGAGATGTTTCACCGTCCTCAGTGCATGTTGCATTGGGGCAACATGGAATATCATTTAGCGAATATTGAATACCGAAGATCGGACCATTCCAAGGATACGTCGTATCATACAGATAATAATAAAACTGAGAATCATACGAATCCTCAAATCCAAGAAAGCGTGGCACTGCACCCTTGATAGCACCATTTAGTCCATACAACCATTCAAAGTTTGCTTCGGCAGAAATAATCTCTGCATTATCTGGGTTACCAAATCCCAAAACGCCAGGTGTTGCTGCAGGATCTCCAGATAGGGGTCTTCCTCTCCTATAGCGTCCATAACTATAATCTGAAAATGGATCGGGATCAAATGCATACCATCCAGACTTATCAATACACTGTCCAGTAGGTCCAATCAGACCAACGTCTCTAACCTGCTTCTGAGGGGCGTCAGGGGCGTCTGAGGTAAAGACATAGCATAAGATACCCTGATACACATATTCTCCCTTCATTGCCTTTTTGGGAGGAATAGGACCACCACTCAGATTTACTTCAACGGCAGGATTGATTGTGTAGAAGTCATCAATCGCAGGACCGTTGGGTACACTATAATCTCCTTTGCGATAGTGATACAAAGGCACAAGACCTGGCGCAGCACTGGCATTGGTATAAACATACCCTAGTGTTTCAACCTCTTTATATTGTCCTTTCGCGCCACCTACACTAAAAGGTGCGCTGCCTATAAGCAATGCGGTGTTATCAGGCCAATATGAATAATATGACTTCAATGGCACTGCACCATCTGCAGGTTTATCTAAGATCCAGAAAACAGGTTTACCATTACGAGGTTCTTTGTTATAACCACTCGCTGCTTTCTTCCATGATTCATTCTCATTCCCCATATCACGCTTCTGAATCTGGGGTTGATTCGTATACTTATGATCTACCTTTGCGCCACGATACCATCTAAAAATAGGTTGTCTTTCTGTGCCATTACAATTACCTACACATTGTGGTTCGTTATCACCAATATAATGAACAATATCTTTCCCCAGAGGCATTGATCCAGGTCCAGCACCTTGAAAAGTGATGTAGTATTCCCGACCTGTACCTAACTCTGGGGCAGATTCATGAGAGCGATATTTACTTGACGCAGGGCGCTTAAAGGGTTTCGTAAACTCTCTTGATGATATTGGATTGGGGAAACTGCGTGCAGTCGCCTCAAGATACGCAGGCATTATATACCATTGACTGTTTCAATCGTATTTAGTCGCTCAAAGATATTATCCAGTAACTCCTTGAGATTACTATAATCCTCATTACCAGGAATCTTATACTTCACCATGTCCGCACCTGGCGGAGGTAACTTCTGCAATGCTTGCTCTAGTAATGCTTGACGTGAAGCGAGATTTTTGATCGCCTCACTGATATTCTCAAATGCCCACTTTAAATACTCTGCATCAGTCTTAAACTCTGGGACGCGATTTTCTGTGGTGTCATCCCGATCATAACTGTTATTCATAAGATCACGCGGTTTTTACGATTTTTTTGATTTACTCTTCGTCTACTTTCTTTAACATCACTGTGCCATACTCATCCTCACTCCACTCTAACTCTGTTCCCTCACCCCATCCCATCTCGTCAAGCATCTCATCAGGTAATGTGAGGAAACACTCTCCATGATCATCAACTTCTACAGGTAGCACATATCTTTTACTCATCGGTTTTGGTATTGACTTTAACATTATGTAGACACAATGGTATTTTCATTAATCCTGAGAGCACCTACACATGCCTGCTGGTATACCGCGACTCCAGGATTGTAAAGATCCTCAATTTGGGAAACGTCATCATATGGATGATGTAACATAAATCCATCTCCCAAATACACTCCACCATGATTCGGAATCTTATGCTTACTACTTACACTATATGATCCTCCTAATGGCATTGTATACAACCTAAACACTAACACATCATCTACTTGCAAATCACTAAAGTCTATAGGGTCTCCCCACTCTGAGCGATATATCCACTTCCCACCTTGCTCTGCAATCGCATCATCATTAAATAAAATGATTCCCCTTGAATTGAAGTCAATCATTTCAAAGTTATACTTCCACAGATAATACTTACGAATAATCTCATAACATCCATATAGTCGTCTACCTACCCATGGAAGTCCTATCAGATCTTTGTATTCCTCTTGGAGTGCATTCCATTGCTCTAATCGTGAATTAATAGTCATACCTTAGTGAATCTCCTAATTGATCTCAGACCCGTGCTACAGGCGATCCTGAGCGTCTCTGAGAGGGTTATGGCAATATATTGAAATTGCTCCCAAAGTGTTGTGTAAACCCTGGGAGCATTTTTATAATCTGGGAATTTTTTTTCTGTAGGGGGGACCCGCAGTTTCATTTGAAATATAGGGGGAGATAGATCGAAGTCTCTGGGATACTTTTGTAGGTTAGGGAAGTAGGTGTTTTTATATACCCGCTTCGCGGTATAAGACAAGGAGGACAATTAGACTGTCCTCAGTGTCATCAACTGTCGCCTACATGCACATCATAGCACATACCCTCAGCGATGCAATAGTCACAGAATTGTTGATACTGTGTGAGGTAATCATCTAGATCTAAGTCTATCAACTGTTGTGCTAGTTGGACTTGCTCTTGTGGTGGTAATTGTCCCTCATCGTATAGATCTAAGAGTGCCTCCAAACTGTTAGGAATGGAGGCGATCTTACTGCCATAGGTATCACTCATGGGGTGCTATATGTAACGGCATCAGTGTGTGCTTGTTGTTGTGATTTGAAGGGACCATACTTAGGACAACCATCGTAATCGTATGCCCAAAAGTATTTCCTACTCTTCTCCCAGATCTTGATATTGACTGGGGGATGTGTAGCAAGTTGAATAGTTTTCATTCGTAATCTCCCTGATAGGACTCATCTAGTGTTTCATTCATAAGATCATCATACTCGGGTGAATCATCATCGAGAAGATCATCAATCCAATCAGGCAAAGTGGGCAGATCATTCATAATCTTCTTGGGCAGAGTAATCATTGCGGGCAGGGCGGTCATTATACTTACCCTGCTGAAAGTCTTCAGAGTAACTGTCATAATTGGTCTGGCGTTTGCTGCCATTAAACTGACGTTTCTCTCTGATACTTTTCGGGCGTCGTGAGTTGTGAAGATCGTTTCGTTTGTAAGTACGTCCCATTGCTTTTGTGGTTGACTTGTGTATCTTAGAGGGTCTTTGAGTTGCTGTCAAGTAGTTGACAGATCTTGTGTTGATGTGTTACAGTCCGAGGCAACAATAACTAGAGGCATTAACTAGAGGCGTGAAGGTCATCTAGAGACATTTAACGAGGTGAATGTTTCTCGTAGGTATATTTAATTAAACGTTTTTAGTTTTCCACAGAAACGCGGAAAGTTGTGGAAAAAGTGTTAGAAACTGTGGAGAGTGGTAGTAGTTAGGCAACTGGGACGATTTGTGCTGTGAGAGTAATTCTTTCACCTGTTTGATTATTATCAAAACCGTGAGTAATGTTAGCGGGGTGAATGATAATGTCACCTTCAGAGATTGAGAAAGTTGCTTCTGTCATGTTGTAGGGTGTTGGTTGAATAGAATCAAATTGCATGACAGGGTAAAAGTTTGATGCAACGTTACGTCTCCACTTTAGGTAAGCATGTTGATCTGGGTTGTAGTTAATGAAGTAGGTAAGAGAGAATAAACAATTAGAGTGTTCATGTGGAGCATAGATTGCTTGCACATCTGCGATCTCTAAGTAAGAATCTTGAATAGCGAAGTTAGTGTTATATTGATGAGCGTTAGTGTTATGTTGATCAACTGCTTGAATGAGAGTTTGTGCGATGTGAGGTAGTTGAGTGAGGAGTTGATTGTTATCACCTACCTGAGTGATGTTATGGCAGATTGCTTCTCTACCGTGATCATGTTTAAGATCTTGAGATGTCATCCATTGAAGGATTTCTTGCTTATGTTGTTGATGATCAGGGTTAGTATATTTGGTGACAGGGAGAGGGAAAAGACCGTAAGTTTCAGCGGTGATCTTATCAGTGAGGGAATCGGAAAGATTAGTCATTAGTTATACTGTAGATGGGTTATTTAGAGTGATTTTTGTAAGTAGGTTTGTTGTTGAATAGTATAACACGAATTGGAGTATTTTGAGTGCGAATGATGTTAAGAGTGCGTTGATAGCGAGACATCAGACAGTAGCAGGGGCGAGGGTAACAGTAACGCGGTGCAGATTGAGACCTGAGAGTTGCTCACCTACACGTTTGCAGATCACATCAGTGGGATTCTTTAGGCGAGTCTTTTCATACCAAATAGTGCGACATTGATCGTAAGTTTCAACTTCAATGCGGACAGTTTGAGTCATTTTGCAGTGCGTTGAATGAGATCAGCAGTGAGGTGAAGTGCTTCGCCTGTGTTATATCTTACACCAGGAAAGAGAAAGAAAGCAACAATAAAGATCAGACCAATAAGTTTCATTTTGTTTGGTGATTTAAAGGTGAGATGCTTACGTCGTGCCATGAATGTGTGTGAGGAAAGTGTTGCTCAGTTGAGGCGCATACCAGAGAAGAAAGGCACAGTAGCGAGATTGTTGCTGCCGTCGTTGATCGTAATAAACCACTGACCTTGCTTTTGAAATACACGCTCACCACCACAACCATTGGCATCAAGAATAGCATTGAGGCGAGATTTGGTGGTCGCAGTCTGATAACCAGCATCAAACAATTCGATCCAAGTTTCACCAATGCGGGCGATCAGATTGCCGTGCAGATACACATCAGAAACGTTGGAGCAGGAGATAACTTCAGTGTTTGCAGATTTGAAATCCTTAGAATCAGCGATTGCTTGATTCATTTGCTTTTCAATCTTACGCATGGAAGGAGATGAGATGTGGAAGGTCCGTTGCCCTCCGATGCACTTAATATAGGGCATTTCAGGGGTCTGTGGGGGAATGGTGGACAGTGTGTGGGGTGGCACACTACATCTCTGCAATGTAACGCATTGTGAAATTATGTTTATCTTCAAAGAAATTACGTTGGGTTGATGGTATTGATGGCAATTCTAAGAATTGATCAGGATGAGGATTTGCGTTTGCCATAATAGTGCTGCCGTAGATTCTGATTCCATAGAGTTGACAACTGCTGACCCATGCTATCTTCATTTGTTTGTAATCTGTGAAGAGATAGTAATCAGCAGGAGTGAATCTATCGAGAGATGGTGTGCCATATCCATTGGCAACGATTGCACCACGGACAGCATTTTGTCTTTTATTCTTAAACTTGATGCACTTAGATTCATAGGTGAAACCATCAGCATCAATCAAATCTTTGCCTTGCTCATTGATACGAGTCAACTGATTGTCACTGTATTCTTGCCAAGCAAACTCAATCATTCTACCAAGATCAAAATACTCAGTAGGATCATTGTTGCCGCCCAATGTAGACATCAGGCGAGCAAAGCGATGTAACTGACAGCGTGAAAAATCAATCATACGAGTGCAGTAGCAGGAACACCTTTGACGAAGATCTCATCAACTACACGTTGCAGTCGCTTGACAATTTGGGGACCATAATTGCGATGCACAGGCACAGTAACGTAACCAGTGGGTTTGTGATACAAACTCCAATCGCAAGGAGA